TATCTTGCCTTGTAATCCGGCTGATCCGGTGTCTCTGCGGGCAGCCTAGGGATTGCCAGATCGCTCTGGGCACACCAGCTCCCCGCTGCTCCGGCGATACTCTGCCCATCTCCAATAAACCAGACCTTCGCCGGATTGATTGTACTGTCGGACAGCCCTCCCGCCCTGGCATACTCTGCCTTGGTGTTGATGATCCGGTTGCTGGCCGTTACCGACACACCAGGTGCAAGGGTGGGATATTTGGTGTCGGTGTCCAGCTCGATATGCAGGTGCGGGCCACTACTGTTGGCCCCGGTGTTGCCATACTGGGCGATTACCTGACCGCGCTGCACCTTGTCCCCCGCCTTGACCGCTACGCTCGCGTGATGGTAGGTGCGGGCGGTCAGATCCCGCACCTTGCCGTCACTGCAGAGCACATCCCGGTAGGCGATCACCGTCACCATACCCAATCTGGACAGACTGCCGGTCAGGGTTGGACCGTCCTGTCCGGCGGCGATTACCTCACCGTCCCCGAGCGCGAGCACGTCATGGGTATTGGGATCGTAGCAGTCTACGCCGTAATGGGGCCAGCCCCATTCCTTGAGATATTGCGGATGTTTATATCCCGCAGTGATACGCATATCCTTAAACGGTAGCGTCAGCCTCTGGCTCATCTCAACACCTCACTATCCTTGCCCTGCTGTGCTTCCCGACCGCTACCTGTCAGCTTGTCCAGCTGCATCCGGGCATACCCTTCAATGGCGTCGAAAGTGGTCTGCACAATCTGCTCAATCAGGCTGCGCGGTACAAACGGCCGCACCGCGAGAGGGAGCAGATCATAAAGTCGGCCGACTACCCAGTCAAACTTAAAACCACCTGCTTTGGTCAAGTCGCCATACAGCTCTTCGGCCTGCTCGATCAGCGCGGCCACCCACCCGCTGATTTTGGCGTTGCCCTGATACCACAAGGCCAGGCCCCCGAAGAGCAGCGTACAGGCATAGATCACGATACGCATAAATTCCTGAACTTCCATCTGTTTGCCTCCTTTTATTCATATATGACGTCTAATCCATATGCTACTGCGGCATCATGTTCGATTCGGCAACCCCTTGCATTCTCCCATCCTCTGCAAAAATATGCGGCATGACACTTGGACATATTTTCAAGAGATTTCGCCAGAAAACATAAAGGAATCTGTACCACTCCTCGATCTTTCATATTTTTATGATTGTAGTATTCGTCTGTAAATAAGGTATTGATTACTTCATACCCTTTTGCGGTAAGTGCGGTCATTGCACGTTCTCTTGTAGCAATAATTTCTTCGTCGGTTTTTCCGGCCATAGGTTGGGACAACATTGCTTTCATATTAATTTCTCCTTTCACAGCCCGATTCTGGTGCAGATAAAGCCGATCACAGCCCCGATCACAACCGTGACGATATGCCCGACCGCCTTACGCCAGTTTTCTCCGTCGCGCGCTTCCAGGCTTTCCAGCCGTTCCCCCTGCTGCTTCAGCTCATTCGCCATGATCTCCATGTTCAGGGCCAGCTTTTCCACCGATGTAACCAGCGCGCCGATCTGTTCCACCTTCTCTTCCAGCGTGTCGATCCGGTGATTCTGCCGATTGTCCTCTGCGGCCAGACGCTTATGCTCTGCTTCCAGCCTCCTGCAAAACTCATCATGCTCGGCCCGCGAGATTACTGATGTGTCCACGTTTACCACCTCCTGATTTTTGATGATTGCTCTCTATATAAAAGCGCCATGCGCTCAAAATGTGTAAAAATTGAGCACACAGCACTTGATTTTCTTGGTTTTATTTTTATGGATAACGCAAACAGCCCGATCGGAGAGCGATCAGGCAACCATCCCAGCGGATCGTTTACGCTACGATCCGTTCATACTCATATTGGACTGTCCGTTGTGACAGCTCTGCATAGATGAGTGTTGTCTTGGTATCCTCGTGGCCTAAAAGCCGCTGGATCACCGTGATGTCCATGCCTCCGGCAAGCGCCAACGTCGCGAAGGTGTGACGCAACAGATGTGGATGGACGTGCAGCCCCACCCGATCACCAATCAGCCCAAGCGCACGCTGGATTGCCCGCGGCTGCATGGCCGGATACGGTGTCTTGACGCTTGCAAACAAGGCATCCCCGCCTTTACGACGAGCAATGTATTCCTCCAGCATCAGCTTGGCCCTGACGCTAAAATAGACCTTCCGGCTCTTGTTGCCCTTACCATGCACCACTACGCTCCGGTCTCGCCAGTTGACGTCCTCCATCCGGATGCCAGATACCTCGCTTAAACGGCATCCACTGGATGCCAAGAACTCCACTAATGCCCGCTCTTTGTAAGTTTTACAGGCATCTCGCAGCCGCTCCAGTTGTTCTTGGGACAGCGCGTGCCGCGACCGGGCGCGGTCCAGCCTTGGGGATTTGATCTTGAGCATGGGATTTTTGCGGATGATGTCCTCGACCGTCAACCAGCCAAAAAAGCTGCGCAGGGTGTTGATGTGGGTCAACAGGCTTCCATCCCGCAGTCCGCGCGTCTCGGACAGATAGGAAATGTACTCCCGCAGATCGTCTACTGTGATCTTGGTCACCGCACGATCTACCTGCTCTGTGAAGATTCCCAGCGTGTACCGGTAGTTTTCGATCGTCTTGGCTGACAGGCCGTCGATCCGTTTTGCTGCCAAAAATGCGGAAACCCGCTTTTTCAGGCTTCCACGGCTGGTCTCATCCTGTCTTGACACCCGGTAGGGCCTTATCAGATTTTGTGCCTGTTCCGGCGATAATCCCGCCTCTACCAGCGCGTTTATAAGCTCCTGTTTTGCATCCATGGTACTCGCTCCTTTCTATCAAAAATATATCTAACACACAAACCATAGTCAAATAAGGCGGACAAATCCAGAACGGTTTTGGATTCTAAAAGAGATTACCAGAATTACACAACCGTACTGGAAATGGTTAATGCTGTGAGTGATGGCGGTACCGTGATCGCGTTTGGAGATAATCAGTCCCCTCTTTTTAATGCCGAGGATCGTCCGCCGGTGCTCAGCGAATATTTCTATGTCGTTTTGTCTGACGGACTGAGAAAAAATGTGATTGCCTTTGGCTTTACCGGTCGAAACATTTATATGCGCAGGGTTTGGAGTAGGGTCTGGAGTACTGATTGGACACAAGCTGCCACCTGCTACTGCGCAGATATGGAGTGGAAAGCTCTTCCTATGGTGAATGGGTGGATAAATGCCGTTGGAGATCCTGCTGCGGCATTGAAATATCGAAAGGGAGCAGATGGAAAGGTTATATATGTTGAAGGGTATATTAAACAGCCGGAGGCTTTAACAACTGATAATAGAATATTTGCCTATCTTCCAGAGGGATATAGGCCTAAAAGCTATTGGTGGAGACCAACTGTACATGAATACAAGGAAGGTATGGTACCGCTCAGGGTTAACTTGGATGGTAAAATGTACATTACATCTATCAACGCTAATATACAGACAATTACAAATCACTCTTTACCTATCTGCTTAACGATCCCAATCTAAAGGGAAAAGGAGGTTAATTCGACTGGCTGGAGCTATTCCGCCAAAAAGCAAAACGATGCCACAAATTTGTTACAGCCATCCGTGCTGTAATGGCACTGAATCAATCCGTTTGCTCCGATAGTCATAGCCCCTAAACCCTTATAATAATGATTGACATCCCTAAAAATGCCGGGAACAAACAAGTGGCTTTTGGGTCTGAATCCGACAGGAAATACGGCGATTTGAGTGCAGCACGCAATATCTGTTTTGTCCGTCTTTTCACAGGCGATCGAGCCAATAACGATCCCCTCCTGTGTTTTACAGTAGTAACTTTCCATACTCATACCGTCCCATACCCATTTGCCGAACCCGTCCACATAAGACACCTCATATCGCTCCGGGGGTGTTGCGGTGGCAATTTTTTGCCATGCTTGCCACTGGGTGTAACTAAAATCGTTGTTATCCCTATGCCGTGTCCGCAGAAAAATCCGCCCGTTATCTTCGCCCATATAGCACTGCGTGGCGACCTGTAACGCACGATTTCGGTTTACTCTTAATGTCAATGTTTCAAAGTAATGAGCAGGCATAGATGATGACATCGGTGGAGCACCTGCGGGTCTATCTGCTTTTACATAGGCCACCGCCCTATGGTCAAGCAGCGCCATATTATCCAACGGTGGATTGTTAAACAGGATTTCAGGTGTTATGTTCAGATTGGGGGCCTGTACATCTCGGGCATACTGCGCGTACAGATCGCTCTGTAAAGCGCGGTTTTTGTCCGCCTTATTTGACATTTGCGTTGATATAGCATCAAACTGGCCAGCATAGGACTGCGTTAAAAATTGCAGATTTTCTCCATCAACGACCGCAACCACCTGCGTTCCCTGCGCAAATGCGCCAGCGGGCAGAGCCGTCCCTTCAAGCGTGACCGGGTTCTTACCCAGTCCATTAACGGAGATTGTATCACCCGCAGCCCATCCTGCTGTCGCAGTAAACCGCATAATCGCGCCCTCACCGGTCAGAGTGTGGGCTGTTCCACTCTTGGTATGTACATAGGTGTTCAGGATACCGCTGGATCTTGCAGCATCCATCTCCGCACACAGGCCACCAATGTCCTGATTGTATTTCTCGTTCCAGTCCGGAGTTCCTTTTATCAACGGGCTAAATTCCATATCGTTTCAATCTCCTTTCAGACGTTCAGCAATAATTTGATGTACAGGCCTTCCGCATTCTCAAAGGTTAGCGTATAGACCCGGTCGCTGATCTTATGCAGTGTGGGGTTTCCCAGTCGCGTAAGCTCCCGGATGGTATACACTGTCAGGGTATCGGCATCCGGATAACTCTGGCGGCAGGGGCATTGTACCAGCTCGGAGCCGCCCGCCGGGCCATCCCCCGCCCCGCCCGCGCCTGCGGTATACTCCCCCATGAGCAGCAGCACGTCCGGATAATCGCCCAGATCATGCCGGATTGTAACGAGCGGCCAGTCCGGGACGCTCGCCGCCAGATAATCCGCAAGCGGGACACCGTCCGGCATCAGTACCTGTCCAGCTGTGGTCAGCGGCGCATAGGGCACATCCCTGCCATCCTTACGCTCCCGCAGGACAAACGGGATCAGCCCTGTCCTATCTGCCATCTGCCGCCACCGCCTTACGACACATCGGGCGTGGAGGTGTCAAACCACCAGTCCCCCTCCTGTGCATCCTCCGGGGCGGTGTCGCCGACCGTAATCTTCGCCCGGCCCCTTACCTCATCCATGACCGCCTTAACCGCTTTTGGCGTCGCCGCCGTCGTCTCATCCTCGCTGTCGGTGGCGCTGCTCAGCTGCACGATGCCTTTGGCATTCAGTGCGGCGTCGGGTACCTCCAGATCGTCCCATGTGATGGTAACCGCCCCTGTTTTGCCGTTGACCGAGATCACCGCACCCCGCGTCGCGCTGTCAATCCAGCCTGCCGGTTCGCCGTCAGCGTCCCAAATCCAGACAGTATCGGTCGAGCCAACGACCGCGAAATCTCCGGCGATGGCGGAGGGATGCGCTTCTCTTAAGGCTTCCGGGGCCGCGTAGTAGCCCTTGTTATGCTCCAGCAGCGACGGGATCAGGGACAGCGGCAGCCGCCCTTCCTCATCCAGCCCCGCGTAGCCGCCGGCTTTGTTTTTGTTGGCTGCATCCTCCTTTGCTTCAAAGGCCGCGATCTGACCGTCCGTCAAAAACCGGTGCTGCGGGTCGGTCTCGACCTGTACCGCCACCGTTTTGGGATAACGGTCCTCCCATTTTCCGTTCACAAATACTCTCTGCGTGTAGTTCTGCGCCATGTCTACATTCCTCCTTTTTATCACAGCGCGCCCCAGATTACCGAGGTGTCCTCCGGCGGACTTGCGCTGAATACCATATTTTTGACCGCAATTACGTCTGCGGGAATCTCAGGGACCGTCCCTGCATTGCAAAGCAGCTGAATATACAAACTGTCGGCATCGTTCCCCTCAAAGGTGACAATATAACGGCAGTTGTCCAGCTTCCGAACGATCGGTGAACCCATCTGAAAAACCGGACGGACGGTCCGGATGCTCAGGCTATACGGGTCGTGATGGATCACCTTGACCGGGTGCATCTCCATATCTGTGCCGCCCGCGTGTGTCTCACCAGACCGTCCAAGACCCGCGCCATACCTGAGCGCGCCCAGCTCGACCAACGGATAGCACCCAAGCCCATGCTGAATCCGAAGCAGCGTATAGTTGGTCAAAAGGGGTTCCGCTTCCTCATGTGTCAGGAACGCCATAGGCGGATAATCCAGTTCCACCTTCAGCTCTTTTGACAAAACGATCGCCACCGGATACCGTCTGACGTCGATCCGTCCGCTGCCATATGCCGAAACATATTCCGGATAATCTCCCAGCGTTGCATAATACAGCATGATCTCGCTGTCGCCGTCCTGCACAAAAACGCCAAATTCGGTGAGCCAAAAACCTGTTGCAAGGCCGCCGTTCATGTCGTTCCGGTACTCTACGATGAACGAGACTTCCAAGCCGTTGACCAGCTGCTGTGTCGATGCCGCATCGGCAACCGGGTTGACCAAATCGGTCAAATCCGCGGGATTGGTTTCCTCCGGCAAAACGCCTTTCCCAACGGCGACACGTGTAATGTGGAGCGTATCCCCGGCGACCATCCTCGCCAGCTTACGCCATCCGGCAGCGGTAATGGTAAATCCAGATTCCAAGATCAATCATCCCTTTCTGAAATTGGTGGCAGACGTGTAACGGTGTATTTCCAGCGGCCTACCGCAGCCTGCACAGATGTCTGAAGCGTATAATGCCGCGGAAACGCAAGCATTTTTGATGACGACAGGCTCCCCGCGGTCATCGTCCCTGCTCTCACAGGCGTCCGGAACGCCCGCACCCACGCAAATTCCGACAGCTTCGAGGAAGATATGACCGGTATAACCGCACCGCCACTCCGCATCTGTGCGGCTGGCAGCGGGGTTGTCTGCTCAAAGACAGCGCCCCAGATGATGTTGGCCGGGACGATATGGTCCAGCAGTTCCCGTACGATCGGGAATAAATCCGGTTTTCCGTCGAGGACATTCACTTCCAACGTATACCGGTCTGTGTCCACACTGGCCGACCGGAAGCGGTCTCCGCAGATGTTTCCAAGCAGTTCCCGCAAGGCGCGGAGCGTATACGGTCGGCGCTCGTTCAAACGGGCAAGGATATGCAGTCTGCGTTCCTCCAGGGTTTCACTTTTTCCCGGATGGATCCCGAGGATTTTTTCAAACCGCAAAAGCCCATAACCGTCCGCACTTACTACAAAGTTGTTGTCCAGAATCCATTGTGTTTCCTTCCAGACGGCCTTGAATTCTGGATTTTCAGCATTCAGAGCCTGCATCAGCTCCCGGTATTCCTGTAAATAGGGCGGCAGATAGCCGGGCAGGTCTACATTCCTCAACATGCCGCCGCACCTCCAAACACCGGCACCTCGTATCTGCCAAGGACCAGATTTTCCGGGCTTCCGTTCAGCGCCGTATCCTGAATATCAATCACCCCTTTGATCGAAAGGAGCCGCGCTTCGATCTGGCTGAGACGCACAATCAAACAGCTGGCGTCCTCCCACCCTCTGCGCAGCTCCAACAGGTAATTTGAAATTACACCTTCAATCTCCGCCTGGAGATTGTCCCAACTGTATCCCTCCTCAAACAAAAGCCGGGTGGTGAGGTACACCGCTGCCGCGTCCGCACTTTTCACCGTGACGACATGCCCGATCGGGGCCAGCCCATACCCCTCTCCCGCATCTTCAGGCGGGTCGATGGTGTTCTGTACAGTCTCTATGAGGACATCCGACGCCGGGTTGTGATCCGCGCCGAGGATGGTCAGGAGCACGGTACCGCCCGTGGTCAGCTTCTTTTGGCTTGCCGCTGCGTATACCGCGTCGAGCCACGACCGGATTTCCCCGACCTCCAATGTCCCGATGATCTCCCGATACCACGCATTCACCCGCGGCGTGGGGATCATTTCAGCAGGCCGGATGTCACAGTTCCAGACCCTTGTGACCTTCACGCTTCCAACACCGGGGATCGCGTGCACCTTTTCCAGGTAATCCCGCACGTTCCCGCCGAACGCCTCCTCCTTGAAGGAATCGAAATACCGCTGGCGCAGCACTTCGGTCTCCTCCTCATCCTCCCCAGGGATCAACACTTCCACCAGCTCGGCATTCGTAAGGCCGTTTATGTATTCGATCGGGATCAGTTTTCCCAGATGCTGATGTCCAATGATGCCGGGAGTTTCGCACCGCACCTGATAGGCATCCCCTGAAATACGTTCCAGAACGACATAGTTCAGGACATCCAGGCTGAATTTTTTTCCGGTCACATCAATGTCCGCCGGAGAAAAAATCCCTTTC